CTACATTGAGTTTGATTTTGATGGTGAAGATGAGATGGATGCTTATGACAAAGATCGTCTCACTTCTGAAATGATAGGACAAATCTGGGAAGCTGATGATGAAGATGATCTCGTAGAAGAGATCACAACTGCCACTGGTTGGTGTATCAAATCCATTGACTATCGGCATGTGCTCGTATGACAGCCAATCGGCTGCACACTGATCACGCCAAACCCCAGCCAGTTCAGGTATCTTAGCCATGTTGAGACAAACGACCGCAATGAATCACTACCTTGCTGCCGCTCTCCTGATGATCGTCGCCATCGGTTTCCCCATGATGTGTGCCGCCTTGGGCATGAAGGTCAACACCCGCAACGGATGGTGGGACTGACCCCCTGACCTGCTACAATACACTCACAACCACAAATGCAATTCCAAGTTACCTACATTGAGTTTGATTTTGATGGCGATGATGACATAACTCCGTATGACATGGATTACATCACCTCACTCTATGTTGGTGAGATTTATGAAGCTGATGATGAAGATGATCTCGTAGAAGAGATCACATGTGCTACAGGTTGGTGCATTAAGTCCATTGATTATCGTCACATTCTCAAATGACAATTCACTCCGTTCGTGTTACTCAAGAAATAGAATACGATTCAGAAAGTTATCTTGAATACTGCAAAGAGAATGAAGAAACACCAACACAAGATGGGTTTCATGAGTATCTTCAAGATTGGATAAACGACGATTTCAACATTAACTACCAAACACACATTACGGTTCTTTGATTATGGCCACCAGAGCGAGAATTGGTATTCAACTCAAGAACGATTCAATCGTTTCAATCTACTCTCATTGGGATGGCTATCCTGAATGGTTAGGAAGAATCCTGAAGACACATTATCCCACAAGGCAACAAGTTACCGAACTGATTGATGGTGGTGATGTATCATCGGCATGGACAAATTGTGGTTTCAATAATGAAACCCTACCAGAATCTGGCCCATTATACTACTCCACCAGAGGAGAAGATTGTCCCCCACGTCTAGACACCAACCTCATTGAATACCTGCTTCCTGATAACAGTGAAGAGTATGCTTATCTTTATAAGAATGGTGAATGGATTTGCTATGACATGAATCAATTCAATCCCAACAAACTTCCCGAAATTGTAGAGATTCCACACGGAGAACTTGTATGCTAATCACAACTATGATGGCAGGCTTTGCCTTTGGGTATTGTGTCGTCGATCTTATGATGTCTGTTGGTTATAAGATCGAAAAACGTAAAAAAGGTGCTAAAATGTAATAAAATGAATCATAAATGTCTTTTTTAATGTAGCTGAGTGTTTTGAGTTCTTGATAATTATCGTGATTATTATGCGGTTGTGATACGAATTCGGATCAATTTGTGTCCTTTATGTACTCTCTGCGGTTGTGATCTTGTGCCTTATAAATGTGCTGAGACCTTGTGATCTTGTGCCTTATAAACCTTCGATCTTATGCTCTTTATGTCCTTATAAATGTGCTGAGACCTTGTGATCTTTATGTCCTTATAAATGTGCTGAGACCTTGTGATCTTAGCCCGCAGGCTATCACACAACCGCGAAAATGTCAAGACCCCCGAGTATAACCGAATCCCCACAAAGTCCCTCAAAAACATAAGAACCGCTCATAAATACTCCCAACCCACTTGACACAATCTCCCAGAGATCTTATACTGGCCACAGTTACCCAATTCCCCCAGAGTTATGTCAGTTTCTTATCTTCAAGCACAGAAAAAGAATGTGAGAGTAACACTGGATCTTTCAGTGTATAGTGATTTCGATGCCCGACAGATCGATTGGCGTAAGTTATTCGTACTTGATGGAGATGAGACCGTGGAGGCTTATGTGGAAGACCTAGATGTAGACTGGTAAGAGTATAAGAATGTGACAGTCCGCAAAGTGTCACAAGCCCCCTTGTGCTCCCCCCTCAGATGTCTTATATTGGCCACATAAGGAAAGACACCTCCCCAATGAACAACGTTCTCGATCTTGTTGACAGCAAAAAACTCAGTGAGCAGCTTGCTCTTGATCATTATAACAAACTGAACGACGTTGTTGATTATCGTCTTCCTGGTGTTTGCAATCATTACTTTGCATCTTATGATCTGCAGGGTGATCGCAATGGTGAAATCTGCCTGACATGTAAAGTCTCTAAAACCGTTAAAGGTCAAGTCCGTTATACTTGGCAAATCAACGGTAAGCGTATTGCAGAGAAGCAAATCACCTCCGAATTTCTTAAACTTGGCGCCTTCCGCTGAGTAACACTTACTGAACACCTTCTACATTATCATCATGCGTTACATTCCACAAAGCAAGTACACTTTCGAAGAGATCTGTGAGCAGTGCTATAATGCTATCAATCGTCCTACGGTTATTCGTGAGGCACTGAAGTATGACGAGCATCTTTATAATGAGATTCGTGAGTGTGATGAGTGGTGTAAAGAACTCGTAGCACAGTAGGTTACATTGTCCCAACGGGAATGAGGGGACATTAAATATACTCATTCCCAGTCCACAGTTTCTAACACTTTTCTTTCTACATTATGTCTAAGCAAGTTCTTTTCTCCCTGCTGGATCGTGCCAACAATGGCAATGAGATTCTTGCGGTGATTGATAGTTTCGCTGCTGATCTTGGCACTGCTGTCGATTATATCGAAGGGTATCAGATTGAGCAGGCACTTGGTATTCCTACTCTGGAGGCTGTGCAGTTCTGATATAACACTGTGGGGTGCTCTGCGGTTATTCGTAGAGCACCTTATATTCGTCTTAGCAGTTATTCGTGATCGGCAGTGTTTTGGCGGGTTTCGGTTATAACGTCGGGCGGCGTAGGGGCGGTTATAAAAAGCTATAAGTCCCTAACCTACAGAGGTGACAATTCGAGTGTGTTACATAATCCTTAAAAAAAATTTTCGCGGGAAAAAATGGCGGCCAAGAAGAAATCTAATTGTTATGGATGGGGAATCTTCGGTGGCAAACACAAGAAGAACAAAAGTTGTGCCACAGGAATTTTTCGTACACCTGCTCAAAAGAAGGCATCTTCAAAGAGAAGAAAGAAGAAATGAGAAGACGGAGACCTTATTGGAACTTCTGGAAGGTTGTTCTTGCAGGATGGTTAATACGAAATCCACGACCGTTCTTTACGGCACTTGGATTTCTGATAGTGATCCTATATAATGCGTTGAGTTAAAAAGACACAGTGGAAAAAATCTATCACATCTATGCAAAGAATACATGTCTAATGCACTCTCTTAAAGAAGAAGAATTTGATATTGCTTGGAGATCACTTACAAATATGGTTGGTATTATAAAAACCGATTATGATGTTGAGGATTTGTCTTATGAAGAACTCTTAATGAATAAAGAATTGGAATCATCTTATTGACAAAGCATATATAGTCTGATAAAATTGAACTGAAGCAAATTTCAACTTATGGCAAAAGGATTTACGGTTAAAGCAAAAGCACCTACTCCCAAAGAAGAGTGGGATTACGATGCAATTAAAGAAAGAATGAGAGGAAAGTCAATTGTCTTCTGTCTTCCTGGAAGAGGTTGTTCTTTTACATTTCTCAAGGCATTTGTACAATTGTGTTTTGATATGGTTCAGAATGGTATGGCCATTCAGATCTCTCAAGATTACTCTTCGATGGTAAACTTTGCACGTTGCAAATGTCTTGGTGCAAATGTTCTTCGTGGACCAAAGCAGATTCCTTGGGATGGTAAACTCACTTATGATTACCAACTGTGGATTGATAGTGACATTGTATTCAACACAGAAAAGTTCTGGCAACTCTGTGATCTTGCTCTGAATGAAGAAGGCAAAGATAAGGAGATCGTTGCTGGATGGTATGCCACAGAAGATGGGCACACGACTTCAGTGGCTCACTGGTTAGAAGAAGATGATTTCCGCCGCAATGGTGGTGTGATGAACCACGAAACTGTGGAGAGCATCTCAAAGCGTCGCAAACCTTTCACAGTGGATTACACGGGATTTGGTTGGGTTCTCATTAAAAAGGGAGTCTTTGAGAATCTTGAGTATCCTTGGTTTGCTCCAAAGATGCAAGTCTTTGAGTCCGGTGCGGTTCAGGATATGTGTGGAGAGGATGTCTCCTTCTGTCTGGATGCAAAGGAAGCAGGATTTGAGATCTGGTGCGATCCTCGGATTCGCGTGGGGCACGAAAAAACTCGCGTAATCTAATGAACAAACTTTATAATATTCTTTATAAAGGACGTAAAATTTATATGAACCTCACTGCAGAAGAATGCTCTGAGGTTCTTGACGAACTCTCGATCTCTTATTATAATGAAGAGATCGTTGATCCAACTTTAATTGAAATGGAGGAAATCTAAATGGCAAAAGGTAGTATGAATAAAGTCTCCTGGTCTCCAGGGCCGCCGAAGAAGACTCGTCAGGGCCGATCTGCTCGCACGTTACTCTCGGCTACGTCTCGTAATGGTCGAAAGAAAAAATATCGCGGTCAAGGAAATTAATATAGATAGAGCAGGGAGCAATCCCTGCTTTTTTATTGAATATTATGGCATATCTCAATCACAATCTTCCGACATTTACTTGTTACATTCGTAATGAATTTCTCTACAATCATAAAAAAGGACATGAAGAGGTGACTTTATGCGATGTGCATTCTGTAGCATCCTTAGAGAAGCACGTACCCCTCTTTGAGACGTTTCTAGAGAATGGGGTCAATTGGACTCGAAGACCAATTCATGCGTTCTGTTGGAAGCCTGATGCACCTGTTCCTAAACTTGAAGAATGTATGTGGTGGGATTGCTTTTCTCCGTATGTTGATGTTCAAGTTCGTTCACGTCTTGCTGGATTACGTGCAGAACTGATCAATTATAAGGGAGAAAAGAATGAAGGAATCTATATGTTTACTCTTGATTGGTCATGGGAGTCAAAATCAACTTTGAATACTAATTTCAGTGAGACACCAGAACATAAATGTGCTCATTTTTTCAAGATGGATAATGGAAACTTCTATGCATATCCAAATAATAAGATTTTATGGTATGATGATGCATGGATTCGTAATCGTATCACAAAAAATCCAGGTTATGAGATTGATTTAACTGAATATTCTGTTGAAAATCTTCGAAAAATAGAAACTTCCGACGATTTTATGTACGAAATCGGGATAGAAACCCCGTAAAAAGTTCTGATTTACCAAAATCAGGAGAAAAAATGGGAAAACCAGCAGATCGAGACCAAAATTACATGTATGAGCTGTGGGGAACAACAAATTTAATATCAGATTACGGTGCTCTAGATCAAATTTTAGAGAAAAAGATGCTTCGTGAGATCAATCATGATGATCTGACACCCAAGAAACATGATTTTCACTCTCAAAAAGAGATTCATGAGAAAATTCGTAATGATGAGGACTATGATGACTGGGAATATGGAACTGAACCCATCTATGGAATGTAAAAAACCCTGATAAATAAGATAGATTTATTATTTTTTTATGCCTGTAGAACGGGTAAGTAAGGGTTTTAAGGATCTTAGCATGTCATTTCAGATTAGCCCTCTGAATTATGACTTACTTGCGATTAAAAATGAAACTGCAATTGCTCGTTCTCTCAGAAATCTTGTTCTTACACTTCCCGGCGAACGTTTTTTTAACGAAAATCTTGGTTCAAAAGTTAATAAACTTCTTTTTGAGAATATTAATGACTTTTCTGCATCAGCAATTCGTGATGAAGTTAGAAATGTAATCGAAACATATGAACCAAGAGTCAATTTAATAAATGTTATTGTAGCGCCAAATTATGATCAACTTGAATTCAATGTTACAATTGAATATGAAATTGTAGGAATTGATGTATTACCGCAGCAGTTATCATTTGCACTACAACAAGCCCGATAAATGACATTAGTTAATTTCACAAATTTAGATTTCGATCAAATTAAAAGTTCGATTACAGAATACCTAAGATCGAACTCAGAATTTACTGACTACGATTTCGAAGGATCTAATCTTTCGATGTTAATTGATGTTTTAGCATACAATACGTATATTACCTCATACAATGCCAATATGGTAAGTAATGAGGTTTTTATTGATAGTGCCACTCTTAGAGAAAATGTAGTCTCGTTGGCACGTCAAATAGGATACGTTCCTAGATCAAAAAGATCTTCAACATCCACAATTTCTTTTTCTGTTGATACTACTGACTTTGGAACAAGTCCTCTTACATTAACACTTAGAAAAGGAATCGTTTGCACCACAACACAATCTTTCGGTGCAGAAAGTTATTCATTTGCAATTCCAGATGATATTACTGTGCCAGTTGTTGATGGAATTGCATATTTCAATAATATCATGGTTTATGAGGGAACATTTTTAACCCAAAACTTTACCGTGGATGCTAATGATCCAAATCAAAAATTTATTTTACCAAATACAAATATTGATACTGCAACAATTCGTGTTCTAGTAAAAAATACGCAAGCAAGTTCAGTTACAAGAAAATTTCTTCTTGCAAATAATTTAATTGACGTAAAATCAAATTCAAAAGTTTTCTTTATTCAAGAAATCGAAGATCAAAGATATGAACTGATTTTTGGAGATGATGTTTTTGGAAAAAAACTTGATAATTTAAATTATCTTGCTGTTTCATACATTGTCACAAATGGAAAGGACGCAAATGGCGTATTTGCATTTAGATATAGTGGAACTCTTGTTGATAACAACGGAGCTCCTGTTGTAACTGGAATATCAGATGTTACGACAGAATCTCCAGCACAAAATGGTGCAGATATTGAATCTGTGAATTCAATTAAAAAATATGCAACAAGAATTTATTCTTCTCAAAATCGTGCAGTAACAGCATCCGATTTTGAGGCAATTGTCCCAACAATTTATTCTGGCACCGAATCAGTTTCTGCATTTGGTGGAGAGGAGTTAAGTCCTCCTCAATATGGAAAAGTTTTTATTGCAATTAAACCAATTAATGGACAACTTCTTTCCCAAAAAATGAAAGAAGATATTAAAGGTGCATTGAAAAAGTATACAGTGGGTGGGATCATAACGGAAATAATTGATCTAAAATACTTGTATATCGAGTATGATTCAAAAGTATATTACAATAGCAATCTGAGCCAAAGTCCAGATTCATTAAAAACAAAAATATTAAATCATATTTACACATATTCTATTTCTTCCGAATTAAATCAATATGGAGCCAGATTTAAATATAGCAAATTTTTAAAGTTAATTGATGATAGTGATGTTGCAGTTACATCAAATATTACTAAAGTTAATATGCGTAGAGATGTTCAAGTTGCATTGGGTCAGTTTGCAGAATATGAAATTTGTTTTGGAAATCAATTTCATGTAAAAACTTTAAACGGATATAACATTAAATCTTCAGGATTTAATGTTATTGGGTTTGCAGACACACTTTATCTTGGAGATTTACCAAATTCGGATGGAAAAACTGGAACAGTTTTCTTTTTTAAATTGACATCACCAACCCAACCAACAATTATTGTTTCTAATGCGGGAGTAATTGATTATGTAAAGGGAGAAATTAAATTAAATCCCGTCAATATTGTATCTACGGAAAAATCCACCTCAGGTGTTGCAATTATAAAAGTTTCTGCAATTCCTTATTCAAATGATATTATTGGATTACAGGATTTATATTTGCAAATAGATAGTAGTAGTAGTTCTTTAGATATGGTTTCTGATGATATTTCATCAGGTGCAAACATATCTGGTTCAACTTATACAGTAACATCAAGTTACTCAAATGGTGCACTTGTAATTCAATAAAAAAATGTCAGAAACAAGAATCTCAGTTAATTCAATTATTCAAGGACAACTTCCTTCATTTGTTAGAGAAGAATATCCATTAGTATCAGAGTTTTTATCTCAATATTATACTTCTATTGAAAGTCAAAGTGGACCATCTGATATTATTCAAAATATTGACAAATATGTCAATATTGATAATCTAACAAATTTAGTCGATTCTACAATTCTTTCTGTCGGAATTACAACTTCTGCTACCACTATTTCGGTTGAATCTACATTGGGTTTTCCAGAGTCGTATGGATTAATTCAAATAGATTCGGAAATTATTACATATACTGGAAAAACATTAACGTCTTTTACTGGTTGCGTAAGAGGATTTAGTGGAATCACCTCTTATCAAGATTCAACTACTGCTGATAAATTAGTTTTTTCAAGTTCTCAATCTGCAGCACATAATCAAAACACTAAGGTAACAAATTTAAGTATTCTTTTCTTAAAGGAATTTTATAAAAAAATTAAAAAACAAATTACACCTGGTTTTGAAGATAAAGAATTTTATTCTGGATTAAATGAGGCACTTTTTATTAAACAATCAAGAGACTTTTATTCTTCAAAAGGAACAGATTCTTCGATTAAAATTTTGTTCCAAGCCTTGTATGGCACTGATGTTCAAGTCATAAGACCTAGAGATTATTTAATTCAGGCTTCAGAGGCTAAACATGAAATTAGTAGAAATTTAGTAGTTGAAAAAATATCAGGTAACGTTGAAGATTTAACAAATATTACAATTTATCAGGATCAAACTGATTATATTAATTCTGCCAGCGCAGTGATTTCAAGTGTAGAAAGAATTCTTAGAGGTGGAAAGGATTATTATGTTTTGAGTATTGATGAAAGTAAAGGAATAACAACTCCTGGCGTTATAAAAGGAACATTTACAGTTCATCCAAAAACTCAATTAATTGAAGACGTAGAAATAGGCGCAAACGTAATTACTGTTGATTCTACAGTAGGATTTCCCAATTCTGGAGAACTGGTTGTTGGTGATGCTCAAATAGTATCATATGAAGAAAAATCATTAACCCAATTTTTTGGTTGCTCTGGTATCATTACCCAATTGGATGCTAATAGTGCAGTCAGAGCAAATACTTATGCATATGGCGTAACACCAAAAGAAAAAGTTACATTTAGAATTACTGGTGTTTTATCAAAACTTAGTATTTTAAATCAAGTAGGACCTTATGAAAAAGATGATAAAATTTATATAAAAAATTTAGGATATGAGTCTCGGAATTTTGAAGAAAATAATTGGTTTTTTAATATACCAGTTACGTATAACGTCAAATCTTTAGATTTGATTGATATTGCCGATTACACATATCTTGTCACACTGCATGATTCTCACTCTTTGTCTTTAGGAGATTCTGTAACATTTACTGCGTCCACTGGGTTAAAAAGAACTGGATTTGTAATTTCTTATGATACAGATAAAAGTTTTAAAGTCAGAGGTCAGGGACAATTAAATACATATCAAACATACACATTAACAAAAAATTTATTAAAAGTAAATTCTACAAATTATCCAAATCTTTCTAATTATACATCAAATGTTCAAAATGTTTATTTGGATTTGAAGGATTCATTTTATGTTGCTTCGCCATCAATTCCAACTTACTTAAATTTGCCGTTAAATGTCTCTGATAAATCTATAACATTTTCTGGAAGTTTTAGCGGAACTGATTTAAACATAGGCAATCATAAATTTTTTACGGGCGATTCGATCGTTTATAATCCAACAGAATCTACCAACAATTTGGGAATTACCACTGGAGTTTATTTTGTAAAAAAAGTAGATGATACTACAATTAAAATTGCTAATAGTTTAGCAAATATTAATGTTGGTCGATTTGTAAGTATAGCCTCAACTGCAATAACAAACAATACATTTATTCCTACAGAGTACACCTATACTGACTTTCAAACTCGCACTCTAGAACCACAAAAAATTATAAGAAAAATTTCAAAACCAGAAAAAACATTAACAAAACAACAGACCAGAACTGGCAATATTGGACTTTTTATTAATGGCGTTGAACTTTTAAATTATAAATCAAAAGATGTTATTTATTATGGTCCAATAGAAAAAGTTAATGTTCTTGATGGAGGAACAAACTATGATATTATTAATCCACCAATTTTAAATATAACAGATCCTATTGGTTCCGGAGCATCTGTATATTGTTCTGTAAAGGGTGGATTAGAAAGAATAGACATTTTAGATCCTGGATTTGATTTTTTAAATACCCCAACTATTAAAATAACTGGTGGTAATGGTGTAAATGCATCAGCAAAAGTAAATTTAATTGAATTTGATCACTTCGTAACAGTTTTACCTTCAGCTGGAAGTGGTAAAATTAATTTAACTAATAATACAATTGGATTTACAACTTACCATAAATTTAGAAATAATGAAAAAGTAATATATGATACTCAAAACGGAACTAGTGTTGGTGGATTAACAACAAATGCACAATACTTTGTCTCTGTACAAGACGCAACTACGATTAAACTTCACAATAATTTTGATGATGTTTCATCCGGAATCAATACAGTTAATTTAACATCATATGGAGTTGGAACACACTTACTCAAGTCTGTTCAGAAAAAAAAGAAAATAGGTTCGATAACAATCGAAAATTCTGGACAAAATTATCAAAATAAAAAAACAACCACAACTTCTGCAGGAATCAATACTGCATCCGACACAATTAACATTAAAAATCATGGATATCATACTGGAGAAATTATATCATACACAACAAATGGTTCCTCAATTGGCGGATTAAATCCAGGATCATATTATGTTACAAAAGTAAATGATGATAGTTTTAAGTTATCCATAATTTCTCCAGGAAATATTGGAATAAGCACTGGAAATAATGATTTTTATTTTAAAACTAAACAATATGTAAATTTAACATCAACTGGAAGTGGAACTCATATTTTTAACTATCCTCAAATTACAACAACTGTAGATGGAATAATTGGAGTCAGTACTTTTGCTGGACAAGATTTTACTGCAAAAATTCAACCAATTTTTAGAGGAAAAATTGATTCAGTATTCATCGAAAATGGAGGAAATTCTTTTGGATCTGAAGGAATATTAAATTACAATGTCCAACCAAGATTTACAATATTGGAAGGATCTGGGGCCCAAGTAACGCCAATAGTTTCAAATGGAAAAATTCAAAAAGTTGTTGTCAATAATTCGGGATCTGGGTATATTTCAGTTCCAGATTTAATAATCAATCAAACCGGTTATGGGTCTGGGTCTGGAGCTATTCTTGTTCCAGTAATTGTAAATGGATCTCTAACAGAAGTTCGTGTTATTAATGGTGGAGTTGGATACGGAAACGATATAACACTAACAGTTGTTGCTGGAGGAATAAATTCCAAATTTGAAGCATCAATTAAAACGTGGCAAGTTAATTTGGTTGAAAGAGAAATAATTGCAAATCAAATCACAAGTGATGATGGATTTTTATCTAAGTCTTTTTATGAAAATTTTGGTCTTGAATATAATCATGCTTATGCCCCAAGAAAACTAAGAAATTCTGTCGTTTCTCAAAATAATAACGAAGATTTAAAAATATTTAATGGAATTGAATTTGTTTCTACAGACCATTCTCCCATTATTGGGTGGTCATATGATGGACATCCAATATATGGTCCATATGGGTATTCAAACCCCACAGGAGGATCCATTAAGGCACTTAAGAGTGGATATACTTTATTATTAAATCCTAATAGACCAAGTATTGCATTATATCCTTCAGGATTTTTTGTCGAAGATTATGTATATGATTCAAATGGGGATCTTGATGAGCATAATGGAAGATTTTGCATTACGCCAGAATATCCAAATGGGGTTTATGCATATTTCTGCACCATAGATACTACATCCATTCAAAATCAGGGACCATTTAAAAATTACTTTAAACCAAGTTTTCCTTATGCTATAGGAAATTTTTATAAATCAAACCCCATTAATTTTAATTTCTTAAAAACTTCAAATCAAGATGAAATTAATATTAATGAAACTGGATGGATGAGAAATGTTACTCCATATAACTTAACAAAAACGAATAGTTTTTATAATTATCTTTCTCTTCCAAATAAAATTAAAGAAAGTGTTTCAACTATAAATTTAACATCCGCTGGTAGTGTAGATTCTATTGGTATTAAAACTGGAGGTCAAAATTATAAAGTTGGAGATAAACTAGTTTTTGATAATACTAATACCGGGGGGCAAGGATTATCTGCAGAAGTTTCTTTGGTTAAAGGTAAACCAATTTCTCAAATAAGCATAGCGAGTTCTTCAATTGATTATGTTGAATTTTCAACCAGTAATGCTGCGTTCAATTTTGTTGGATTTTCAAGTTCTCCTCATAACTTTGTCAATAATGATGTAATTACAGTAACAGGAAAATATGACTATAAAAAAACAAATCCAATCGTAGTAACCACAAATACTCTTGTAACGATATCAAGCATTGCATCGACTACAAATACTGGATTAGTAACTTACTTTTCAGTTACTGGAAACTTAAACTTCCCAAATATAAGGGAAAACGACGTATACCAAATTAATAATGAACAGGTAAAAATTCTTAATATAGATCCACAGTCTTCAAGAATTAGAGTTCTTAGAAATATTAACAACGTTTCCGGATCAACTTCATATTCATCTGGAATTGCTCTCACAGAATCGACTAGAAAGTTTCAAATTTCATTTGGAATTTCTACTTCATATAACCTAAAAGTAAACAAAGAGTTATACTTTGACCCCAAAGAATCTGTTGGTATAGGAACCATTGCAGGAGTTGGAATTAGTTCAGAACTATTCTTTAGTAATCCCGGTGTTGGTATAACTCAAATTGCAATTCCAACTAAAGCAATATATCTTCCTAACCACCAACTTGAAACCGGAACTAGATTGATTTATAATGCAAATGGCGGAACTTCAATTTCAATATCAACAAATGGTATAAATTCATATCAATTATCTGATAATTCTGTTGTATATGCAGCTAAAATATCTGATGATTTAGTTGGTATTGCTACCGTTAAAGTTGGTCTTGGATCAACTGGGGTTTTTGTTGGTCTTGGTACAATTTCTGGCGATACTTTATATTTCCATGCTTCTGGAATAGGAAATACCCATAGTTTTAAAACAGATTATGATAACATATTTGTTGGATCAGTAAATCAAAATATTGTAACAGTATCAACTGCTGCAACTCATGGACTAGTGAGTGGCAACAGTATTACTTTAAACGCAAAACCAGGAATTACAACAACTGCCTTTGTTAAGTATAATGATTTTAACAGGAGAATGATCATTAATCCTGTTTCATTTGTTGCTGGAAATGTCAATATTGCTGATAATACTATTGAGTTGCAAAATCATGGGTTTTACGTTGGACAAAAAGTAATTCACAACTCTACTTCTCCTTGTGGTGGTTTAACTAATGAATCCATATATTATGTTGTTCCTATTAGTGAAAATTTATTTAAACTTTCAAATTCGTACTATGATGCTACATTAAATATTCCTGTTGAAATTGTAAATATAACTTCACAATCATTTGGAACAATTTCTCCAATAAATCCACCAATTCAAGCAATTAGAGATACTACTCTAAAATTCGATTTATCAGATTCTTCATTAGCTTTTGTCAAATTTGGAAATCCATATCCGGCTTTTGAATTAAATTTTTATGAAGATGCGGAATTTAAAAATAAATTCAATACTTCACAAAACACTACTACCTTTGAAGTTTCAAAATTTGGAAGACCTGGAGTAGACGCCGATGCATATGTTAGTGTAAAAATAAATGATTTTATTCCAAATGTCTTATACTATAAGTTAGTACCAATTGATCTTGAAAATAATTCTTTGGTTAAATCTACCATAATTAACGATAATGAAACTTTAAATAATAGCAAAATTACAAAAGTTGATAGTGCTTATAGTGGGATATACTTAGTTACAGTTGGAATAGACACATCAAGTTTTACTTTCAATGCAATCAATAATCCCGAAAAACTTTCATATTTTCCATCTGAAGGGACTTTTGAATATTATACATCCTCACCATCGGCGTTTGGTGAAATACATCAGATTAACGTAACAACAAATGGTACAAATTATTTGTCTTATCCAAGAATATCTAATATTAATTCTGGATTGGGAACAAATGCAATTTTAGAAATAAACAGCCAATCGATTGGTATTACTCAAAAAACTAAATTAGATGATATTGGATTTGATTACTATTCTGATTTGTCAATAAGACCATTAGCAAATCTTGCACAAATCTTTAGGGTTTCAAATTCATCTTCAATTAAATCTATTGGAATAACTTCAGCAGGAAGAAATTATACAATTGCTCCAAATTTAATTCTTTTTGATGAATTTACAAAGAAACCAATCAAAGATGTTGAATTACGTTATAATCTAGGAGATTCTTTTGTTACAATTGTTAAAAATACAAAATCAATTAGCAATTCAATCGCATCAATTATACCAATCAATAATGTAAATGGTTCTGGCATTACAACTATTTCTTTTAACAATTCTACTAAAGAAGTAACGGTTGGTCTTGCAAAAAGTTTTAGTGATATATCTGATTTCCCATTTGTTCCCGGAGCAAAGTTTTTAGTTGAAAATGTAAATGTTGGAATTGGTTCGACGGGATACGGATATAATTCTAAAAATTACGATTATCAATTATTTACAGTAAAAGATTCAACACCAAACATTGGTGGAATTGGAGCTACAGTTGTTTATAGTTTAGAGGATTATTTGCCCTTCGGTAAAACTCCTGGAGTATGGCAAACTAATGATTCTTCATCGGCAAGGATCATTGCTCAGTCACATTTTCCAATTTTTGATATCAAATATGAAAAAAATAAGTACTTTAAGGATGAAGAAGTTATTCCAGATGGAAAAGTTGAAAGTTGGGATCCTATCAATAATATTTTAAGAATATCATCAAATAGAGTTTATGAAATTGGAGAAAAAATTAAGACATTCTCTGATGCCGAAACTACAATTGTTGAAATTATTAATAATGAGGCAATTTATGACGTAAAAGAATCTGAAGTTGTTAAAAAAACTTGGCAAAATAATGTTGGATTTTTAAATGAAAACTTACAAAAAATTACGGATAATGATTATTATCAATATTTTTCATATTCATTAAAATCAAATGTAACTTATGACAAGTGGGATGAAGTCACGGACAGCTTAATCCATACTGTTGGATTTAAGAAATTTGGTGACTTAGTTATTGAAAATTCTTCCAGTCAAATAGGAATATCAACAACACAAAATGATACTGATGTAACATTAACGGTTGATTTGCAAAATGAAATAGATTTAGATTGTTACTATGATTTTGATTTAGTTTCGGAAAGTAGTTTTGAAATTGATGATGAGTTTAAATCTGATAAAATATCATTCTCAAGTAGAATACTTTCTGATTATACAGAATCAATCGGCAATAGGGTTGTTATTCTTGATGATATCAGTGATTTGTTTAATAGCAATCCTAGACCCAATCCATTTACTGTGGTAGATAGATTTTTGTTGTCATCTACAAGATCCAAAAAATATTTTTATTCCATACTAGACACATTTTATAATACAGAACGACAAGTTGGATTAATTGGATTTATCCATGATAATGAAATTGGTTATTTGAATCATTATGGTGTTGTTTATACTTTAAATGATTTAGGAACATTTGATTTTAATATTTTTGGCACTGAAGGAAACCTAAGATTTTTCCCATACAAATTCAAAATTAATAACTATGATTTAAGTTTTGTTTCATTTGATATTGAAGACTCAATTTCATCAATTGGTTCTACAGCACTAGGAAGCTGTGTAAGTATTGCAGCTTCAACAGTAACATTAGGAGCAGGAACATCAACAGCAAGTACTATTGTTGGAATAGCATCAACATACAGAAGTTCTAAAGTTTTAGTTAAAATTGGAGCTGTAGATGATTCTTACTTTGAATTTAATGAACTTACTGTTATTCACGATGGTTCTCAAGTAAGTCTTTTGGAGTATTTTCCATTAGCAACAGATTCTCAACTTGTATTTGGATCTGTTGGTCTTGGAACATATATTCCTTCATTTTCTGGATCTGACATTAACATTGATTTTAAACCTAATTCGGAGTTAGGTGTTGGACATACAGTAACCACAATGAGAATTTCTGTTGGAGACACATCTTCAACTGGAATTGGCACAATTATTTTAAAAGACACTCAACTGGATTCTACAATCGTTTCAATATCTTCTTCATCTACACCAACTGCAAATGTAGTGTCTAGTTTCTCTAATAATGATTACGTTGGAGCTTATTATTTTGCAAGTGTAGAGGATACAACAAATAATCAATATGAAGTTTCGGAATTAGTATGTGTAACTGATGGAGTAACTCCAGGTTTGTCTGAATTTGCCGTTGTTAGCACCGGTTCTTCTTTAGGTAAGTTCACTGTCTCAGGAGCAGGTTCCAATACAAATTTAAATTATACACCAGATGCAAATATTGATGTTCAAGTAAGAATTTATAGACAAACAATCAGTCATGCTCACGATGCTTCCTTGATCGATGAATTAGATTTGGGCAATACTAATATCGTAAGTTCATTTGGATCTTATGAGGGAACTGAAAATGACATTAAGAAAAAATTTGATTTGACTCATAATGGATCATTGGTTTTTGAAAAAGTTTTTGATGGATCAAATTTGGGTATAGTTAGTACTAGTGATAATACAATCAGAATTCCATCAAATTATTTTGTAACAGGTGAGGAAGTTACATACACTTATCCAAATTCTACAATAAACACGGCAAATGCTATTGGCATTGCAACAACATCTATTGCTGGAATAGGAACAACAGATAAACTGCCAACTACAGTTTATATTGTGAAACTAAATGAATTGGATGTTAGAGTTTCTGCATCGGCTTCCGATGCGCTAAAATCAATTCCCATTGTGTTGGAACTTGAAAACGTTGGCATTGGAACTTTACATAAATTTATATCTAAAAATCAAAACTCAAAACTTCTCATAAGTGTTGATAATGAAATTTTATCTCCAGTTGTTGGAAATGGAGTCACTGAATCGTTAGTATCTTCCCTTGGATATTATGATAGCACAGTGAGTTTGTCCGGAATTACAAGCATAACAGCAGGTTCTTTAATAAAAATTAATGATGAAATTATGCTTATTAATTCATCATCTCTTCTTTCAAATTCAATTATGGTAAATAGGGGATGGGCTGGAACAGGAATATCATCACATACATCTGGATCTTTAGTAAGAAAATTAGTTGGCGATTATAACATAACTGATAGTGCCATTAATTTTATTACTCCACCATTTGGACAAATACCATTTACAAATCCAAATGATAGGGGCGATGAGAAAGATTATATTGGATTAGAAGTTTCATCATCATTCAATGGCAGAATGTTTATGAAATCGGGAAATCCTGATGGGTCTTTAGAACCTTATCATAACAATTATATTTTTGATGAAATTGTTGCTACAGAATTTGACAGTGTAGAAAATGACTTTACTCTTACGCAAGACTTAACAAATATTTCTGGATTCTCGACATCAAATGCAATTGTTTTAATCAATAACGTTTTTCAATTACCAGCAAGATCTGGAATTTTTGTCAATATAAATGGAAACTATAGTTTAAATGAATCTTTAGGAATTACAACAATTTCGTTTGTTGAAAATGGTGCAACTTTAAATGAAGATCCAAATTTATCATCTCTTCCTAGAGGTGGAATAATTGTTTCTGTTGGATCAACAGAAGGATTTGGATATCAACCTTTAGTATCCGCTGGAGGAACGGCTGTTATTTCTGGATTAGGAACTATTCAATCAATTAGTATTGGAAATAGTGGATCTGGATATCGTTCTGGAATACAAACTGTCGTAAATGTTGGCGTAGCTACAACAAGTTTAGGGACACCAAATATAGAATTTATTGGAACTGCTGCAATTAGTGGAGGGCATATTGTAAGTGTAGCAATTACAAATCCTGGAGTGGGATACACGTCAACAAATCCACCATTGGTTATTTTTGATGATCCACTATCATATAGCAATATTCCTTTGATTTATAGCTCAAGTTCTCCATCTGGAATCGGAACAAAAGCAACTGTCGATATTGTAGTTGGTCAAGGATCAAGTATTATATCATTTGAAATTAAAAATTATGGGTATTCATACAATAGAGGTGATATTTTAACAGTTGCCATTGGAGGAACTATTGGAATTCCAACGGATACTTCATTGACATTTGAAGAATTTAATCTTACAGTAAATGATACGTATTTTGATAGATTTTCTGGATGGTCAATTGGAGATTTACAAGTATTGGATCCTTTAGATTCTTTATTTGATGGAAATAAAAGGGTATTTCCATTAGAAATTGATAGTCAAAAATTTTCTATAAAAGCAAGATCAGGATCTTTAATTGATGTTAAAGCTAACTTACTTGTTTTTATAAATGATATATTACAAATTCCTGGTGAAGGATATATTTTTGATGGTGGAAGTTTAATTCAATTCCCCGAAGCACCCAAACCAGGAGATACTTCAAAAATCTTATTCTATAAAGGAAATGGAGATGTTGATACTCAAATCATTGATATTTTAGAGACGGTAAAGGAAGGCGATACTTTACAAATATACGAATCGTCATTTAAAGAATCTGAAGATGAAAGATTAGTTAAAGATATTCTTTCAGTTAATGAAGTACTTACAAATACTTATAATGGACCAGGACTTACAACAGATTCAACTTTAACTAGACCAGTAATCTGGTGTAAGCAAAGAAATGACATGTTCATCGATGAAACATATGTTTCAAAAGATAGAATTCATTATGAACCACTGATTTATCCAACTACAAATATTATTCAAAATGTTGGAACTTCAAGCACGGTTATTTGGGTACAAAATATAAAAACTTTCTTTGACAACAATTCTGAATATTATCCAAACGAATCGCCACAAAGAAAAATTACCATTTTATCCCAAGATACATTATCTGGAGCTGCGGCCACTGCTATTGTTTCAGCTGCAGGAACAATTCAATCAATTATAGTTAATGATGGTGGAGTTGGTTATACAACAAATCCAATAGTGGTAATTTCAAATCCAATTGGATTGGGAATAACCTACGCGGCAGAGGCAACATCTCTAATCAGTGGCAATACAGTTTCTTCAATTAGCATAACATCTCCTGGAAGTGGATATACAAATACAAATCCACCATCAGTTTTAATAGAAAATCCAAGACCAACTTATGAAACAATATCTAATGTAACTTATGATGGGGATTTTGGTGTTATAACAGGTATTGCCACAACTTCTATTGTTGGTGTTGCCACAACTGGACTTGTTTTTGATTTCTTTATACCTGAAGATTCATTCTTAAGAAATGCTGGAATTAATAGCGTAGGTGCGGCCGCGACAGGAATTAGTGGCATTCAAACTGGAGATTATTTTACGATAACAAATTCAAATGTTGGAAGTGGCGTAACATCACTCTCATCAAGCAATAGTGGTATTATTGGAATTGGCACATCCTTTATTGATAATGTTTATCGAGTTGCACAAGTTTCTATCGCACAAACAAGTGCTGCTGGAATTGCTTTAACTTATGTAACTAAGGTTGTTGTAAGTGTTGAAAGCACAGATGGTATAAGTGGATTTGGATTTAGTAGTTTCTATGGCGAATATAGTTGGGGCAAAATTTCTAATGGTACACGATTAAATCCAAAATCTTTTGTTGCATATACTGATGGTTCTGCTGGTATTTCTTCATCCCCAATTGTTCAAAGATATAACCCCCTTAAATATGAGAATTACTATACATAAATAGATAAAAAAACGACAAAATGTCTGCAATTATAACTGATCAATTAAGAATTTTAAATGCTAAAAGTTTTGTCTCGGCAGCAACTTCAAGCGTAAATTCGTATTATGTGTTTGTTGGTTTGCCAAATGCTACAGATTACAGTTCAACTTGGAATACTACTCCCTTAGCTCCTAAAGATAATTTTAGTGAAGAGAATGATTATTGGGACACAATGATTGCATTGAAAAAGATTCAACCACAAGACGTAAAAAGAGTAGTTAAAAAAAATACATGGTCATCCGGAACAACATATGACATGTATCGCCATGATATTAGTAGAACTAATAGATCAAAACCATCTCAGGCAACCAGTTTATATTCCGCAAATTATTATATTGTAAATCAATATTATAAGGTTTATATTTGTCTTCACAATGGAATTGGTCCAGATTATCCTGATGGAAGACCATCACTAGATGAACCAAATTTTACAGATTTGGAACCAAGATCTGCTGGTACAAGTGGTGATGGTTATATTTGGAAGTATCTTTATACAATTAATCCTGCGGATATTGTAAAATTTGATTCGGTCAATTTTATACCAGTCCCATCTGCCTGGGAGACAAGTATAGATGATTCTGCTATTAGAAATAATGCAACATCTAGTGGGCAATTAAAAATTATAACTATTACAAATAGAGGAGTTGCATTAGGAACAGGAAATCAAACATATACAAATGTTCCTATTAAAGGTGACGGACAAGGAGCAGAAGCTACTATCGTAATCAATAATGATTCAAAAGTAGAATCAATTACAGTATCTAATGGTGGATCTGGATACACTTATGGGACTGTTGATTTACTTGCAGGGGGAGTTCCGACGGGAACCACTGCACCAACTTTCGATGTAATTATTCCACCAAAAGGAGGTCATGGTGCAAATATATACAGAGAACTTGGTGCATCTAACGTTTTAATTTATTCTAGAATTGAAAATGATGATTTAAATCCAGATTTTATTACCGGAAATCAAATTGCACGAGTTGGAATTGTAGAAAATCCCCAAGTTTATAATTCATCTTCTTTATTACAAGAACCAAAGGCAAGCGCAGTATATGCATTAAAACTTGTTGGTTCTGGGTATAGTACAGCAACTTTTACTGCAGATAGTCGAGTTACTCAAACAATAAGCACTGGAACTACTGCTGTTGGAAGAGTAATATCATATGATCAAACAACAGGTATTTTAAAATACTGGCAAGACAAAAGTTTAGTTGGATTTAACACCAATGGGTCACAAAATTCATCTCCAACATACGGATTTAATTTAAACAGATTTACATCAAGTCCTGGAACTGGAGGAAACTTAAGTATTATTGGAGGAAGTGTAACTTTATCAATAGATTCTACATATACAGGTATTAGTACAGTACTAAATAGTAGGACATATTATTTTGGACAATCCGTGACTAATGGCGTTGGAAATCCAGAAGTTCAAAAGTACTCTGGAAATATCATTTACGTCGATAACAGATCTTCAATTACGAGATCAGCAAATCAAAAAGAAGATATCAAAGTAATTTTGCAATTCTAAACAATCATGCCTCAACAAACTAACTTCAACGTTTCTCCATATTTTGATGATTTTGACGAGAACAAGAGTTATCACAAGGTTTTGTTTAAACCTGGTACTCCTTTGCAAGCCAGAGAATTAACTACATTACAGTCAATTCTTCAAAATCAAATTGAGAAATTTGGAAGTCATGTTTTTAAAGAGGGATCTCCAGTATTAGATGGGCAACTTGGAAATGATATTGTTTTTCCGGCAATTCAAGTAGAATCCCAATATAATGGATTGCCAATTTCTTTATATTTTGACAATTTAATCGATAAAAAAATTAAAGGACAAACTAGCGGTGTTGTTGCAATTGTTAGGTATACATTATCAAATATACAATCAGAAAGAGGTGTTCATACATTATACCTACAATACATTTCAAATGGTGTAGGTGATTTTAATTCTCAAAATTTTTTTGATGGAGAAACTTTACTTGCAGAAGAAACAATAACATATGGTAATGGATTTACAATTCCTCAAGGACAAGGAATTTGTAATGCCATTGCAACCAATGCATCTACTGCAGGTTCATCAATATCTATTAAAGAAGGAATTTTCTTTGTTAGAGGCATCTTTGCAAAAGCACAAGAACAAAGAATTATTTTAGATCAATATGGAATTACTCCAACTTTTAAAGTTGGATTTACTGTTATTGAAAGAATTGTTACTGCAGATGAAGACGAATCTTTATATGATAACGCTCAAGGATTTTCAAATTATGCAGCTCCAGGATCTGATAGATTTCAACTAGAGTTAAAGTTAGATAAAAGATCTATAAATGAATCCAATCTCGAAAACTTTATTACATTATATTCTATTTTTGATGGTATTCCACAATTTAAGGTAACAAAAACTCAATACAATGTTATTCGTGACGAACTAGCAAGAAGAACTTCAGATCAATCTGGAGATTTTTACGTAAAACCATTCGCAATTATTGCTAGAGATACTTTAAATGATAGATTGGTCAATACTACGGGTATTTACTATGATAATCAGATAACAGTTGATGGAAATACTCCATCAGATGATTTAATGACGTTTGAAATAAGTTCTGGAAAAGCATACGTCGATGGATATGAAATAGAATCTGTAAATCAGCAATATTTGGATGTAGAAAAACCAAGAACTACTCAAACTCTAGAAAATCAATCAATTTCATTTAATGCAGGAACTCAGTTTTTAATTAATAATATTCATGGTATTCCATCTGTTGGAGTTGGAACTACTGCATTTGTAAGTTTGATGGATTCAAGATTGGGTTCTGATAAAGGTGTTGCAGCAGGAACAACTATTGGATATGCAAGAATTTATGATTTTATACCTTCAACCGGTTATGTTGATGATTCTAGTCAGTTAAATTTGAGATTATTTGACATACAAACTTTTACAAAGCTTACTTTAACAAATAATATTACGCAATCAACTCCAGCCTATATTCAAGGTAAAAAAAGTGGAGCAGCTGCATATTTAAAGGACGGTGTAACTGGAATACAAACATTAACTTTGTATAATGTTTATGGTCAGTTTATACCGAATGAACCCATTATTATTAATGGAATTGATAATGGTAGATTGATCAAATCAATTGTCGATTATGACATTTCAAATGTAAAATCAATTCATTCAACAAAAGTCGGTGTTTCGACTTTTAATGCAGACATGATTTTGGGCAATCAAATTAATATTGCTCCTTCTGGAACAACTTTTAAAATTACAGCAGAATCAGCCGGTGTTAGTACAGTTTCTGCTGGATTGGGAACTAATTTTGTAAATGTCATTTCTAATGGTGATATTATTAGATATGGAAATCCGGATCAAGGGCAACTTGCAATTTACAATAAAGTATCAAACGTAAGTACTGGTGGAACGAATTTTACACTGTCTGCAGTTCCAAGTGTAACAAACGTTTGTGTTGGATCATTACCCACTTCCGAAATTTTAGTTACAGATTTAAAACTCATCAGAGGATCAATCGGATCTCCAGATTCTGCATTAATTACAGAACTTAGTAGAAACAACGTCAAAACATTTAATATATCAAATACTTCTATTTCTCAAAGAAGAATTTTTCAAAATCAATCTTTTGCAGCAAATTCTATCACTCTTACAGTAACTGAAGATGATATTATTTTTGAAGCATTTGATGAGGATAGATTTATAATTTCATATTCGGATGGTTTAATTGAACCATTAAATCCATCACAATATAGTTTAGATGTTACTGGAAAAATTTTAACGTTTAATGGATTATTAAAGACTAGTGGAACAGCTGATGTAATTGTAACTGTCAAGAATACAAAACCAAATTCTAAAATTAAAAACTTTAATAGTGTTGGTTCTTTAATTGTAAATCGTTCAAAATATGCATCATCAGGGATTGGAACTACAACATTAAATGATGGTTTAACTTATAGTCAAATTTACGGACTTAGAGTTCAGGACGAAGAAATTTCTCTCAATGTTCCAGATGTTGTTAGAGTTGTTGGCGTTTTTGAATCGAAAACAACTGATGATCCACAATTGCCAAAAATAAAATTAAGTGGATTTACTGGGCCAACAATTAATAATCAGGATTTTATAGTAGGAGAACATATTCTTGGTTCAACATCAGGAGCCATAGCTCTTGTTGTTAATAGAGTTGATACTGATAGTTTAGAATACGTATATTTAAATTCATCAACTTTTGCAGTTGGAGAAACTATTACTGGTAAAGAATCTGGAACAAATGCAACTATTTTATTAATTACGATATCTGATCAAAATGTATCCAATAAATTTGGTTTTGACGATGGACAAAGAGATTCTTTCTACGATTATTCTAGACTTGTAAGAAATCAAAACGCAGAAGAACCAAAAGGAAAGTTGAAAATTGTCTATCAATATTATACAATAGATGCGCTTGATACTGGAGAATTTACAACTGCAACAAGTTATTCTGAAAACAACTTCAAATACAATATTCCAGAATATGATAATACAAGGCTAACAGATTTTATTGATATACGACCAAGAGTTCCCGTATATACACTATCCCCATATTCTCCATTTGAATTTGCTTCTAGAAACTTCACATCTCCTGGACAATATTCACAGTATACATTAGCTCCTGGAGAAAATATTATCGCATCATTCTCATATTATTTGCCAAGAGTTGATAGAATTATTTTAAATCCAGATGGGGATTTTGAAATTATTAAAGGTGTTCCGAGTGATGAACCAGAGCCACCATTAAATAAAGTCGGCGCTTTAGATGTTGCTATTGTTGGACTACCAGGTTATTTGCATAACGTAGTAAATGCAAATATTGAAATGATTAAGCATAAGAGATATCGAATGCAAGATATCGCTTTACTTGAAGATAGGATTCAAAAAATAGAAGAATTCACAACTCTTTCTGCCCTTGAAAGTAGAATGGCATCAATGACAGTTAAAGATGCTGCTACCGGATTGGATCAATTTAAGTGTGGAATTTTTGCTGATGGATTTGAAAATATGAATTCGATTGATGAATCGAGCAAAATATCACACGATTCTGCCACGAGTACAATAAGACCTCCACAATTTACTACAAAAATTGATTTGCAACTTGGTTCAGAATTAATTTCTGGATTTGCAGATACTTTTACTCCAAATGCAGATGCACAATATGTAACAAAAGTTGGTCCAGGAATGAAAAAAACTGGAAATATTATTACTCTTGACTACGAAGAAGTTATATACAAAGAGCAACTGTTAGCATCAAGAACTGAAAATGTAACCGCATTTTTAATATCATTTTGGCAGGGTATTCTCAAATTACAACCGACTGTTGATAAATCTGATGCCCCAATTATTAATGCAACGAAAGCAGTAACTGTTACTAACCCAGTTAAAACTCTACCAAAACCCGCAGATATTGAAGAAACAATTAGCACTGTTAAAGAGTATACACAAGATAAAGTTGTTTATGTTGATGATCCAGTAACTGTTAAGGCAGAATCCCCAGCCAATTATTTGCAAAATATAGTTGGCGATTACAATAATAAAAAGAAGACTGCTTTTGCAAGTTATGGTAAGAAAGAAGTAAAGAATAAAAAAACAGGAAACTCAAAATTTGTCAAAAATGGTTCTTATATAACAGGATCTCAAAAAAATGGAAAAATTAAATTAACTATAAAAGATTTAAACAAATATGGAGCAGATAAAGCCAAAAAAGATCTTTCAAAATATTTGCCGCAGGATAAGGTAGAAGAATTTGTTGGATCTCTTCAAAAGAAAAAGAAACAAACTGGAACATTTTATTTCACTCCCGGTGAAGTTGAAAAATCTTATGATCAAACCGTTAAAGTAACTCAATCTGCCGGTGAACCCATTATGGGCACGGAAATTTTAAGCATTCAAGAATTTCCAGAAAAACTTGGGCAAGAAACGACAAGTACAACTGACGATGTAACTACACAAGATAATTACAAATACTTGGTAAGTAGAAACGTTGAATTTAATGCTACTGGAATGAAACCAGTAACACAACATTATCCTTTTCTTGCTACAGTTGAAATGAGTAAGTATATTATTCCAAAATTACTTGAAGTAACAATGACAGGAAATACGGCTTTCCAAGTTGGAGAAACTGTTGAGTCTGACGTATTTGGTAACGTTAACGTAAATATTAAATTTAGATTATGTACTCCGGGGCACAAGAGTGGTCCATACAATGACCCCACAGAGTTTTATAAACTGATTCCATATACGCAACAACCTCCAGAAACAACATATTCCACATCTTCAACTGTTTTATACGTCGATACTTTTTCATTACAGGATCAAAAAAATACACCGGAATTTAAAGGGTATGTTGCAAAAGGAATGACATTGACCGGAAAAACATCCGGTGCTAAAGCAACTATTACAGATGTTAGATTAATTTCGGATAGTGTTGGAACTGTACAAGGTTGTATATTTATCCCCAATCCAGAAAAACCAGAAAATCCAGCATTCTCTGCAGGTGAAAATAAATTTACTTTAAGTGATGTTCCATTACTAAGCATTCCTCCCGGTACATTAAATGCTGGCGGAACGTTTTTAAATCAAAGTACAGCAGATGCTACTTATACTGGCGCTGCGATTCAGAAAACAATTACTAAAGTTACGACAACAACAATTACGCCAACAATTACTCCATCATTCAAAAAGACTATTTTCCAACCAACCAAAACAAATGTTAATATAACAACCGTACAAAAGCAACTTTTAGAAAAATATACCCAAACTTATCAATTTCAACTCAAAGGACAACTTCCAAAAATAGGTTTGACTTCATCGGACAACATTAAAAAATGTCCATATGACCCACTTGCACAAACATTCTTTGTTTCTGAGAAAAATGGAATATTCTTAACTTCAGTCGATGTATTTTTCCAAACAAAACCGGAATTTACAACTCAAACCGCAGATACCGTTACATTACAAATTCGTACAGTTGAAATTGGAACACCAACAAGTACAACATTACCTTATTCTGAGGTAACTCTTTCCCCAGATCAAATTAATATATCTGGTAATGGAACAATTCCAACTAAATTTACCTTTGCATCTCCAGTATATCTTGAGGGACCCAAAGAAAAAGTTGTGGCTGGTGCTGAGAAGGGAAGCGAATCTTATGCAGAATATTCTATTGTACTTCTTTCAAACAGTAAGGAATATACTTGTTTTATCGCAAGACTTGGTGAAAATGATTTATTAACCGGCACAAAAATTTCTGTTAAGGCTGGTGATGAAAACATGCTAGGAAGTTTGTTTAAATCGCAGAATGGATACACTTGGACGCCTTCACAATTTGATGATCTTAAGTTTGTTCTTCATAAAGCACAATTTGTATCGGAAGGAACATGTACTTTCTTTAATCCAGAATTGAGTGTTGGTAGCAAAACCAAACCAATTCTACCAGCAAACTCATTGATTCCATTATCTAAGAGAATTACTGTTGGACTTGGATCAACTGGTTATAATACAACGACAACTGTTCCTGGAGTTTCTTTAGTTCAAGGAAATGCTACAGGTGTTCTTGCTGGAATTGCTGGATCAATAACAGTTGGCACTGGAGTTACTGTAAATAATGTTGGATTTGGTTATACCAACGGAACATTTACTAATATAAATTTAACAACTGAAACTGGTGTTGGGCAAGGGGCACAAGCAACAGTTATTGTTTCTGCAAACAAAATAAGTACTGTCACTATTACTAGTGGAGGTACTGGATATGCAGTTGGAGATTCTCTACTAATACCTGATATCGGACAAAATGTTGGATTTGGTGGTCAAGTAACAGTTACTTCTATAGCATCAAATAATACATTTATTATTAATGATGTCCAAGGACAATTTGCCGTAGGTGTTACCACATTAGCATATCTGGATTCATCAGGAACAGCTGTTCCTATTGGACCTGGAGTTACAGTTTCTTCAATTACAGAAGACACATTTTATGATGGTCTGCATATGAAGATTATTCAACAAAATCATGGAATGCATTCACCCTCAAACTTCGTTGAAATTAAGGGTATGCGTCCTTTGGATAGTGATCTCAATAGTCCTCTTACGGCCGAATTAGTATCTACAGAGACAACAACGATAGATCTTGTTTCTGCTGCAGGATTTGGAACATTTGAAGGTCTTGCCGTAAATGCATCAAATCCTGGACATGTAATAATCGGCAATGAAGTTATTCGATACACAACTGTTGCTGGAAATTCATTAACAGGACTTACAAGAGCTATTGATGGAACTCAAGCAAATACTTATCCAATAGGCACTCCAGTCTATAGATATGAATTTAATGGAGTTTCATTGAGAAGACTAAACAAAACACACAGTTTTGGTGAAGTTGATACCACAAATCATCCAATTGATCTTAATAGTTATTACATTAAAATTGATCAGGATGGAGTTGATTTTGACAATGTTGGTATCGGATCTGATAGAACAAATAACTTATATTTTGCTAAGACTGGACAAACAGGATCTGGTGGAGTAGAAGTTTCAAATAATATACAATTTGAAAGTATTAAACCAAATATAAATGGATTTGTAGTACCCAAAACTAATTTATCGGCAAAAATTAGAACCTTTAGTGCCACCAGTATTGGTGGAAATGAAGTTTCTTTTGAAGATCAAGGATTTGAAGATTTTAGTTTAAGTGAAACTACTTACTTTGAAACTCCAAGAATAATTGCATCAACTGCAAATGCAAATAGATACTTAACAACTGTTCCAGGAAATAGATCATTAGCGATACAAATCTTATTATCATCTAGTGATCCTGATGTGTCTCCATTTATGGACACTGAAAATATTACATTCGTTCAATTGGCATCCAATTTAATTAATAATCCAATTGGATTTAATACTCCCATAAATTATGCTTTAGATGAAAGTGTAAGAAGTTTGACCAAAGATAAACACTCAACTGTTTTGGTAACAAAACCTGTAAAAATGAAACTTCCCGCAAATGCACTTTCTGTAACACTAACAGCAAGTAAATCTACAAAGAGTGATTTTAGGGTCTTGTATAGATTGTTTAGAGTTGATGCCCCAGAACTTTCTCAAAACTTTGAATTGTTCCCTGGATACTCAAATGTAACTATAGATGGTATTGGCAACAAAGTTGTTCTTGATCCATCTTTAAATGATGGAACTCCAGATGCAAAATCAATAAGTTCTGACGATTTGGCAGCAAAATCATACAGTTATAGTGTAGAAAATCTTCCAGATTTTGATGCATTTTCAATTAAAGTTGTTATGGCTTCTACAAATCAAGCCTCTCCACCTATACTTGGATCTCTAAGTGCTCTTGCTACTGCTAAACCTAAGGTATAAACTATGACTTACATTAAAGTAAAAGATAAAGATGACTTGGTGAGAGATACAACCTCAAATGGAATTGTCAATATTGATGAAAGTGGTTATAACTCATACATGGACAATTACAAAAGAATTTATAATCAAAACAGTAAAATTAAAAATTTAGAAAATGATGTGAATGAAATTAAAAGCAATCTGAATGAAATTAAAGATTTATTAAGGAGTTTTATCAATGGATCCTGAGTCTATCACTTTAAACAATATGAGTAAAATGTTTGAATATGAAAAATTTTCACGAGACATAGATAATATAAATGATATTGAAGTTATTAAAAAAATTACAAAATGTTACATTAAATTATATCTAAAACAACAAGAAGTATTGGTTAATCTCTAATGGCACAACCATCTACTAGGCAAGAATTAATTGATTATTGTAAAAGAAAACTGGGACATCCAGTTTTGGAAATTAACGTTGCAGACGAACAAATTGAAGATCTTGTAGATGATGCAGTTCAATTTTTTCAAGAAAGACACTTTGATGGTGTTTATCAAACATATTTAAAATATAAAATCACCCAAGATGATATTGATAGGGGCAGAGCTGTTACTGGAGGTGTTGGAATTACCACCACAACAGTAAATGAAACTGTAGGTTTAACTACATCATTTTCATATAATGAAACCGGAAATTATTTACCAGTTCCACCGTCAGTTATTGGTGTAAATAAGATTTTTCACTTTGATGGTGTAAATAGCATCACCAATAACATGTTTAGCGTAAAATATCAGTTATTTTTGAACGATGTTTATTATTGGGGTTCCACTGAACTTTTGACATATGCAATGGTAAAAACTTACTTGGAGGATATTGAGTTTTTACTTACGACACAAAAACAAATTAGATTTAATAAGAGGCAAGATCGTTTATATATTGATATTGATTGGGCAAGTGTTACAAAAGATACCTATCTTGTTATTGATTGTTTTAGAACTCTTGATCCTAACGACTATTCAAGAGTTTGGAACGACTCCTTCTTAAAACCATACTTAACTGCATTGATTAAAAGACAATGGGGACAAAATTTAATTAAGTTCCAAGGAGTAAAACTTCCAGGTGGAGTGGAACTCAATGGCAGACAGTTTTATGAAGATGCACAAAGAGAAATAGATATTATTATGGAAAAGATGTCAAATACTTACGAATTACCTCCATTAGACATGATCGGATAACATGCTCAATCCATTTTTCCTCCAAGGTTCAAAATCTGAGCAATCATTGGTTCAGGACTTGATCAATGAACAACTTCGTATGTATGGCGTGGAAGTTTACTATATTCCAAGACAATATTTGACTACTAATACTGTCATAAAAGAAGTTATTGAATCTGAGTTTAACCACGCATATCCAATTGAAGCTTATGTTGAAACATACGATGGGTACGAGGGTCAAGGAACTCTTTTATCAAAATTTGGAGTTCAACCTTTGAATGATTTGACTCTCATAATTTCTAAAGAAAGATATGAAAATTATATTACTCCATTAATTAAAAACATTCCTGATATACAACTTTCAACAAGACCAAAAGAAGGGGACTTAATTTATTTTCCTCTTGGAGATAGATTATTTGAAATTAAATTTGTAGAGCACGAACAACCTTTTTATCAACTTCAAAAAACTTATGTCTATCAACTTAAGTGTGAACTCTTTAGATATGAGGATGAAGTTATTGATACTGACATAGAAGAAATTGATGATAATATTGAAAAAGAAGGATATATTCAAACTTTCACAATGGTTGGTGCTGGAGTTACTGCTACAGCAATTACCGGAATTGTAAATGGCGGTATTAGATACGTTACAGTAACAAAAAGGGGGAATGGATATACTTCTACACCAACAGTAGCAATTTCTTCAGCACCTTCTGGAGGACTAACTGCAGTTGGAATTGCTACAATGATTGAAGGTATTATTGATTGTAACGGAACAACTTCTAAAAAAGTTCAAGGAGTGGAAGTTGTAAATCCGGGATATGGATATACAATTTCTCCAGGAATTTCCTTTATTGGTGGAGGAGGATCTGGTGTAGCAGCAACAACTGCAATTGGAGATGGAGTTATTGGCATTATTACGGTCACAAATAGTGGATCTGGTTATGCAACTGCACCATCTATTACATTTTCATCTCCACCTGGAGTTGGAACAACGGCTATTGGAAGAGCAATTATCAGTCCATCTGGATCAATAACTCAAATTAGAATTATAAATGCAGGTCTTGGATATACTGTTGCGCCAACAATTACGATTGATTCTCCTTACATGGTTGGAATTGGAACTTACGCTTATAATGAAAATGTTACGGGAAGTGTAAGTGGAGCAACAGCAAAAGTTAGATCTTGGAATGTCACAACAGGTGAATTAAAACTTTCTCATATTCATGGAGTATTTGCAAATAATGAAAATATTGTTGGTTCAGGATCTTCAGCAACATATAGAATTAGAATGATTGATACTTACAATCAGGATGATAAATTTGCACAAAATGAATCAATTGAAGACGAAGCAAGTTTAATTTTAGACTTTAGCGAAAGCAATCCATTTGGAAACCCATAAATAGTCAATTAAAAGGTTCAGTTATAAGGCTTTAAAATATGTTTGAATATTTTTATAACGAAATTCTAAGAAAAACAATTGTTGGATTTGGATCATTATTCAATGAGATTGAAATCAAACATAGTCATGATGCTGGTACAGAAAGTTTAATTAAAGTTCCCTTAGCTTATGGACCAACTCAAAAGTTCTTGGCGCGATTAGAGCAAGTTCCAAATCTCAATAAACCAGTTCAAATTACATTACCCAGAATGTCATTTGAATTTACTGGACTGAATTACGACCCTTCAAGAAAAGTTACAACAACTCAAACATTTTTAGCAGGATTAAATTCTGATGGCAAACAAATAAGAAAAGTTTATATGCCGGTTCCTTATAATATGCAATTTGAACTAGCAATTTTTACAAAATTAAATGATGATATGCTTCAGATCATTGAACAAATTTTACCATATTTTCAACCAAATTATACATTGTCAATTGATTTAGTAGAAAGTATTGGAGAAAAAAGAGATGTTCCGATTATTCTTGAAGGAATATCGATGCAAGATGATTATGAGGGAAGTTATGATACAAGAAGAGCTTTAATTTATACCTTAAGATTCACTGCAAAAACATATCTTTTTGGTCCAATTGCAGATGTTTCAAAAGATATTATCAAAAAAGTTTCAATTGGATTTGTTGCAGGTGGAGAAGGTGGAAGAGATATTACGTATTCTGTTGAACCAAGGGCAACAAAAAATTATTCTGGAGATGTTGCTGCCAACTTAACTGCCGATATTACTGCCACTACAAAGAATATAACCGTTAATGATGCGTCGTCTATTCCAGCAAAATCTTACATTGTCTTAAATTCGGAAGAAATGTATGTCGAGAGTAAATCTGGAAATACATTGACTGTTACAAGAGGTGCAGACAATACAATTGCAACTCCTCATGTAGCTGGCACTAATGTTGGTCTGATAACCGCAGCCGATAATGCTCTTATTGTTGCTGGAGATGATTTTGGATTTGATGGTAACTTATGAAAATGACCAAAAAATTTGACAAGTTAAATGAAACCTTTAATGTCTCTGGAGAAATTGTTTCTTCAGAGGTAGAATCTGTTGATGATAAAATTGAAAAAATTTCTCAAATTTCAGATGATATAAAAAAAGATTATGATTACACAAGAGGTAATTTATATTCAATTATAGAAAAAGGTCAAGAAGCAATCAATGGAATTCTTGAACTTGCACAAGAAAGTGAAATGCCAAGAGCTTATGAAGTTGCAGGTCAATTAATTAAAAACGTAGCAGATGCCACTGATAAGTTAATGGATCTTCAAAAGAAATTGAAGGACATTGATGAAACAAAAAGTTCCAAAGGACCTACAAATGTTACCAATGCATTATTCGTCGGGTCAACAGCAGAATTATCAAAATTATTAAAAAACGGACTTACCTCAGAAGATAAATAATTAAAAAAAGTCATGGCAGTTCCTGCTATTAATTTAACACTAGATAAAGGCACAAGTTTTGAAGCGACTTTTACTGTCAAAAATTCTGATGGCAGCACTTTTAATTTGGCAAACTACACTGCAACTGCAAAGATTAAAAAACACCCTACAGCAACTACATCAAAATCATTTTCCACTACGATTACGGCAGGAATAGGTGAAATTAAAGTTTCTATGGGAGCAACGGTCACCTCAGATTTGACTTCGGGTAGAAATTATTATGATGTGATTATTACAAATAATAGTACCAGCAAAGTCATAAAAGTTTTTGAAGGATCAATTATCGTTTCGGACACGGTTTCATTATGACATATAAAGTTACTTTAGGTTCAGGAAATGAATTTTCAGTTAAACTTAAAACTACAAAATTAAAAGTTCAATCTAATACAGAGGTTATGGTGCCGGCACAATTTTCAGACTTAACAGATTTTGATACTACCAATAAACACGATCAATATGTGATCATGTACAATTCTACAACACAAAAATATGAGTTGGTAAATCCTGATAAAGTTCTTTCGTCTGCTGCTGTTACTGAACCAATTCAACCAGGTCTTCCTGCAGATTTTGAAGATGTTTTAGATGTTGATTTAGACGATAGAATTGATTTGGATGCCGGAGGGTTTTAAATTAATAAATAATAGAAAAATAGTGTAAAAAAATGCCCGCACCAGTACTTCAGATAAAAAGAGGTTTAGCCTCTAATGTTGGACTTGCATCATTTAAAGCAGGTGAACCGGGATTCACCACTGATAAGTATGACTTTTATATTGGTCTTGATGGAACTGCAGCAAATCAAAAATTCTTTGGAAGTTCTCGTTATTGGAACCGTGAAAATGGTTCAACATCTGCGGTTTTAAATTTAGTAGATAAAGACGGAACAAATGGTATTAAGTTAAAGGCAGCAAATACGCTTGCGGGAATTGTTACTTTTACACTTCCTAGTGCAGACGGAACTTCAAACCAAGCAATTGTAACTGACGGTCTTGGTGGTTTAAGTTTTGCCACTGTTACAACAAGTGCTGCAACCTTAACTGGTGCTGGTGCTGGTGTTACAACTTTCTTAGTTACTCCTTCATCGGCTAACTTAGCTGCTGCAGTTACTGATGAAACTGGATCTGGTGCTCTCGTATTTGCAACTTCACCAACTCTTGTTTCGCCAAATATTGGCGATGCAACTGCTACCAATTTAAATGTATCTGGTATTGCAACAATTGGAAGTGGTGTTGGAGTTACTCAGTTCTCAGGATCAGTATCCACAGGAACTTCAACTTCCTCCGTTCCAACTTCATCTGCAGTTATTGACTATGTTGGTTCTCAGATTGGAAACGTTGATTTAACTCTTGGTATTAATGCTGATACTGGTGGCCCAAGCACAGTTACAACATCTCAGACTTTAACGATTGCTGGAACTGCAAACGAAGTTGAAACCTCCGTTGCGTCACAAACAATTACTGTTGGTCTTCCAAATGACGTAGTTGTTGGTACATCTTTAAGTGCTCCAACTATTAAAACCGCAACTTTACAAGCATCTGATGGAACAACCGGTCTTACGATTGCCAACTCAACGGGGGCTTTAGTTGCTTCAAACAATTTGACAGTTAATGGCGATCTTTATATTAATGGCAATACAACTCAAATTAATACTACAGAATTAACAGTTAATGATAGAACTGTCACATTAGGTATTCAAACTGGTGCCACTCCATCCACAACAACGTGGGATCTTGGAGTCATGATGAATTATGGTGATGCTGGTGTTGCAAAAACTGCTGGCGTTGTCTGGCAATATTCAACTGAGAGATTTATATTCTCTGCTAACTCAGACAATCCAGTTTCTGGCAATAATACAACGACACCAGTTATCACTGTTGCAACGTATGCTCCAATCGAAATTGGATCCCTTTGGGTCAATGACTGTGCTGGACAATCTCAAGTTATCTCTTGCACAGGAGCAGAAAGATTCCTTGAGAACATTACGGTTGATGCAGGAACATTCTGATTTTATTTACATACTCTAAATAGAGGGAGTTATCTCCCTCTTTTTTTATGTCTGAAGAAGATTTGAAATTGGTACTGGCTAAATATCAACAAAGAGCATTTGAGTTATTCAATCAAAATATTGTTCTTGAGACTCAGGTAGAACAACTAACTAAAAAAGTTTCAACACTTCAAAGTGAAGTTGAAAAATTGTCACAAAAGACTAAAAGAACTCAAAAGTTAGATGACTTTTAATTATAAATAAATTTAATACTCAGTATATACTGAGTTTACGGTACATACCACACATGAGTTAGATGGCTGATCCTAAGATTAGAATTAAACGATCTTCGGTTGCGGGTAAGATACCAACCCCAGATCAAGTTCCATTAGGCGAATTAGCTCTTAATACTTACGATGGTAAGTTATTCGCTTCTAAAAATGTAGGTATTGGAACAACCGTAATTGCTGTCAACCCTTGGAGCGTTGGGGTTGGTACAGATTCTTATAATACATATTTTACGGAAGGAAGTGTCGGTATAGGAACCACACTTCCCACATCTAAACTTGATGTTGTTGGAGATGCAAAAGTTTCTGGAGTTGTCACAGCAACATCATTTTCTGGAGATGGTGGTGGATTAACGGGAATTCCCAAGGATTTTACAGCATATACTGCAGGAATTGCAACATCAAAATCAGTAGGAATCAATACAACAAACCTTGATGACCCAGATTTAACTGGAATTGGAAATTCTTTTCAAGGTCTTTATGTTGGAAATGGAATGATTATTGTGGATAATGTCTTAAATGGAAATCATTATATTGGAACTAATTTTAATGGTTTGATGGCAGGCCCAGTAACAATCAATGGGTCTTTGACGATTGATGGCAATTATGTGGTTGTATAAGGGAGCAGTAAAATGACAATCATCAATCCAAATAGTATTTCTGGTATTACAAGTATTACCGCTTTAACTAATAAAATTAGTTTTTTTAATTCTAGCGGAACTCTATCTGGTCTAGAACTTGATGGAGTTAATTTTTATTCAACTTCTGGTGTAAGTACATTTTCATCAATTCACATTGGCAATGATGTTACGATTGGATCTGGAATCGTAACAGCTCTTGGTGGATTTAATATTGGAATCAATTCAGCTGGAACTACAATTACATCTGGACCACTCAAAACCCTAAATTTTATTGGTGCTGGCAATACCTTTGCAGTCAATGGAACTACAATAGATATTAGTATTGCTGGTGGTGGAGGCAACCCCACTCAATGGGTAACGACGGCAACCGGAATTCATACTCTTTCTAATGTTGGTGTTGGAACTACCAGTCCTCAATATACTCTAGATGTTAGTGGTGATATTAATTTTACTGGAACATTTTATGAAAATGGAAGTCAATTTGTAGCATCGCGGTGGACTGCTGGTGCCGGAACTACAATTTATAGGGATTCATTTGTTGGTATTGGAAGCACTCAACCAGAATATACATTAGACGTTGGTGGAGATATTAATTTTAGTGGTAACTTTTATCAGAATAAATCATTATTCGTAGCATCACGTTGGTCTGCCGGAACTGGAACTACAATTTATAGGGATTCATTTGTTGGTATTGGAACCACAAACCCATCAGAAAAAGTAGAAATTTCTCAAGGTAATATTCTTGTAACTGATGGTGCAGTATTAACGGATCAAAATATTAATGCCAATGTTACAATTGGAACTGGAAAGAATGGACTCTTAATTGGACCCGTCACTGTTGGTGTTGGAATTACAATTGATGTTGCTTCAGGTTCCACGCTTGTTATCGTCTAAATACGTCAAGGAATTAAAAGTAAATGAGCACTCTTCGAATTAGTAATATAGAAGCAAAGGCAGATATTTCAAGCCCTACTATTGATGAGAAGGTAAAGATTACCAACTCTCAAGGTGCAGTTTTAATGCAACTTGATGGAAAAAATTCTGGTATCACAACCGTTGGAATCAATACAACCGCAGCAACACTTACAGTTAGTGGAAACAATGTAACTTTTGCTGGGAGTGTTACTTCAAGTGGAGTTTCTACGTTTTCTAGTGGGATTGTAGTTTCTGCCGGATCAACAGCAGCACCTTCTATCAGTCCAACTGGGGATTCTAATACTGGTATCTTCTTCCCATCTGCTGATACTATTGCGTTTGGTGAAGGTGGTGCTGAGGCAGCCCGCATCGACTCCTCAGGGCGTGTAGGGATTGGCACTACGAGCCCTAGCGACTTGTTGCATATCAAAGCAACAAACCCTGTTTGTATTGTTGAAGGAACAGGAGCTTATTCTGGTTTTAGTTTGCAAAATAGCGGAGGCTCAACAAAAGGTTTTGTTTTTGTTTCGCAAAGTGGTGGTGTTGGTCAGATAAGAGGAGAAAGTATTGCGTTTACAAATGCTGACGCAAGCACCGAACGCGCCCGCATCGACTCCAGCGGAAGCCTGTTAGTTGGCACGTTTTCGACTATTGCGGCTGCTGGTGGCGCTCGTTTCCAACTTACACAAAATAATGCGAACTGGATTCACTATATCGCTAACACCGGTTCGTCGGGAAATATCTTTGGACAATACATTCAGTTTTCTGGGCAAACTCCTAACAACGCAACTAGCAAATTTTTAGCTTGCGAGGATAGTACTGCAGAAAGACTTACAGTCCGTTCCAACGGTGGCATTGCCAACTATAGCGCCAACAACGTCAACCTCTCTGACCGCAACGTCAAAAAGGACATCGCACCTGCCGTTGGCACTTGGGACTGCTTGAAAGAGTGGGAGATTGTCAACTTTCGCTATAAAGATCAGCCTGACGATGCCGATCTAAACATGGGCGTAATTGCCCAACAAGTTGCTGAAAGCTGCCCAGAAGTAATTCAGGTGTTCCAAGAAGCCAAGGAAGCCACAGAGACAAAGCCCGCTCAGGAGGAACGTCTTGGCATCAAAGAACAACAGATGTACTGGATGGCAATCAAAGCCCTTCAGGAAGCTCAAGTTCGCATCGAACAACTGGAAGCCGAAATGGCTGAAGTCAAAGCCCAACTGGCTTAGTCCCCTTCACTAATAAACTCATAAGAAATAAAAATGGCATCATCAGAAATTAGAGTTAATACTATAAAAAGTAGAAGTCGGCAGAACTTATCACAGACATTGCCGCACACCAGGAGAGGATGTTTCTAATGACTGTGCAGAACTTCAAGCAGTCGCAGCAGCATTATGGACACCAGAGGTCATTGCTGCTTATCAAGCATCCATTCAGACCACTGGTCTATAAATACCTAAAAATGATAAAAAATGGGAATATTAATAAACGGACAAACTGATACCATTTCTGCTAGTGATGGCAGTTTAAACATAAGTGACTATGAGTTGTCCGTATCCTCTAGTATTAATATTA